GGTCAAGTAGGATCTATTTTTCTAGATGCAAGCGGAGCTTCAAGCCCTCCAACAGGAACTGTTTTTATAGCAATAACATTCTTAGAAGATACTACTCTTGATTCTAGTGGTGGGTTAGTAGCTGAAGATGAAGATCAATATGCGAATACGGAAGCTGCTGCTCATAATGAATCAGATGGAGCAGAAACAACTACTCAAGGATCAGGCGGTTTGCAGATAGACGTAAGTAATACATTCCCACAGGGTGCTACGATCTTTGGCAGGTGGACTGAGATTGATATTACATCTGGGATGCTAGTAGCCTACATTGGATAATGCTAACATTAAAATTAGGCTTACGAAGTTTCGTTACCAGATCAGCAGCTATTGCCAGAGATCTCTGGGAACTGGTTGGTGACTTATGGGAAAACGAGCATCGTAAATGGGAAGACATAACATAAAGAATTTGCTTATAACCATGTCAGAAAAGTTTCGGGCGGCAAGTTATAAGAATAAACACAAGGAAACTTAACGGAGTAAAATTATGGCAACAAATTTAACTGGAACAACTATTGCGGCTACTTATGAAAAGCTCTTAAAAAGGGCGGATACCTATGTAGCGGCTGGCACAAGAATTGAATTGCAAAATGATAGTGCTGTGGCAGTAGATACTGCATTATATCTTGACGTAACCAACCAGCGGGTGGGAATTGGAACTGCGACTATTCCTCATGGCGGTGTAGGATATGCTAAATTAGCAATAGATGGGACTAATACAAGTTCTGCTGGTCCTCATGTTCAATATACTACTGCTTCTGATGATTACCCCTTGTTTCAGCAATTAAACTGGGGTCACGATAGTGTACATTTGTTATTTGATTCATATTTTGATGGCGACTGGAAATCATCTGATGCTGGGTCAAATTTTAAGATAGGCAAAGGCTCTGATAAATTTATTATATCGTATGACTCTGGTATTTCGGCTGGGAGTGCTGTGACTTTCAATGACGGCATAGTGCTTAATACGTCAGGTAACGTGGGCATTGGCGATACTGACCCCAGCGAAGCAAAGTTGAGTATTACTGGAGTAGCGAGTGGTGATTATGGGTTAAAGGTAGAGCAAGACCAAGACAATGTTGGCGTTTTTATAGACCAAGATGGTAATGAGAACGCTGTGTATATTGAAACTGATGCAAGCGATGGCGGTCATGGGTTACAGGTAACAGCTAATGCTCTTACAACTGCCTCTGGATTAAAGATAGATACTACCAGTACTAATTTAGAATCTACTGCCGCTGGTGGTCTTGTTGAAATATTGCATACTGGAAATTCAACATCTAATGTCAATAATCTATTATATATTATAAACGACCATGCCTCCTCTACTGGCACAACTGCTTTAAAGATTCAGCAGGATAGCACTGGTAAGGCAATATCAGCTACAGGCGGTATTGTAGAAGAAGGCGGTGTCTTAAAAGAGAACCTACTCACCAACTCTGGCTTTGATGTTTGGAGTAATAGTACGCTGGAGAATGTGGGGAGTAATTTGGTTACTGGTGATGATAGCGACTTTGATACTATTGATAATTGGACACCGAGGGCTGGACACGCCACCATTGCATCTGTTTCAGGGGGGCAAGCAGGGAATTGTATGGCAGTGACAGTAGCAAACTCTTATCCATATGCTACTCTAACCACTACTTTGGTAATTGGTAAACTATATTCTCTAAAAGTATATGTTTCACAAGGTACAGATACAACTGGTCGTGCTTTTTTTGGACTTGAAGCTGGTGGGGGGGCGATTTATAAAGATATAACCGCTACTGGCAGTTGGGTACAACATGAATTAGTATTTGAGGCAAAGGCTACATCACAACCTATAATTGTATCAGCATCTACTTCTGCTTGGGCTGTTGCAGATGGTACAGTCCTATTTGATACTGTTACACTCTACGAAGTCACCCCCGGCTGTGTGGCGAGCGATGCTTTAGCGTTTGATGGGTGGGGGAAAGATACTGATATTGATATATGGAGACAGGAATATATTGATGTAGGACACGCCTCTAATACAACAAATAGTAAAGATGGAAGTTTTTATGGACTAAAAGTAACCACAAGCACTGCGGCTCATGCTGTCTATACTCCTAATACTACAATTGGTCCGAGTGATGAGTGGATACAAAGATTTGCTGGTAGGACTGTTACTCTTGGGGTATGGGCAAAGACAAGCACAGCGAATTGTGCAAGGTTAAGAATACATGACGCATCCAGCACATATTCATCTTATCACACTGGTGGTGGGGGCTGGGAATGGCTTGAATTAACAGTATCTATGTCTGCGTCTGCAACAGCCGCTTATTTTTATATTCATGGAGGCGGTTCTGCTACTGGCACGGTTTACTATTCCCAACCAATGCTCGTATTCGGCTCATCAATAGGTGAAGGCAACTACACCAGACCGCAAGGTGAGGTTATTTATTTTGAAGCACGAAGAGTAGGAAATACATACAACAGCACAACTGGTCATTCTGATGTTGGAGCGACTACTTTGAATTTAGAAGCGGATTCCAACGGGGCTATTCCAAAAGGAGCGAAGGCAGTTGAACTTTATGCTCGTATTAAGGATAGCGGTTCAGCGGCAAGTGAAACTTATGGATATATTGATGGTGGCTCTGGGGCGCATTACTTTATTAATGAAATAACTGGACTTACTAATGACGTTAATCATGCTCTTACTGGGTGGTCAAAGTGTGATGCAAATGGAGATGTCAGGGCATCGTTAGAAGCAAGTGGTAGTGGAACTATGGATGTAACCGCATGGCAGTATCAAGCAGTTGAATTACATTAGGAGATAATTATGGCAATTTCAATACAAAGTTCAAGAGATAACGCAGACGATAAGACAGTATTCTTTACTATCGCTTATGATGGTAAAGATTATAAGTGGCATGGAGACATCCCAAAGGATGCTGATGCACAGGATTATCTTGATGCGAAGTCTGATACATTAAAAGCGGAGATACTCCGCAAACAATACAGCGAGGCAGTAGTACCACAACTTGAAGATAAGTCTGATTTAGAATCATTTGAAGCATGGATATCTGCTGGTGCAAAGAACGCTGAAGTTTCACAGGAAATTCCTGCAATTAAAAAGAAAGCGGCAGTCTATGAAGATGTGGAAGTAGAACCAGCGGTAGAAGCTAAAGATGCGGTGATGGGTGAGAGGCAAGTAGTAAAGGTTACTGAAGTAGAAGAAGAAGTCACCAAGACCGTAATCGAGAAGAACTCAAGCGGTAAGTATGTTGAGAAGGAAGTGACTGAAACGGTTACTAATAAAACAGAAGAACCGCAATACGAAGAAGTACCGCTATATCACGCTAATGGACAGCCAAAGAAAGATGATGATGGCAATGCTGTGATGCACACTATACCAAAGATGGAAGAATATGAAGTAGAGCCAGCCGTTGAGGCGAAAGATGCAGTAACAGAGAAACGTCTGGTATCAGAAGCTGTTAAAGCTGTAGCAAAAAAGACTTTAGTGATTAAACCCGAAGCTACAATCGAAAAGAAAGCATGGGTTGATACACATTAACAAACCACAAAGGAGATTGTGATGGCGAAAAAAGAAAAAGAAACGACTATCAATCTGTTCGGTAAAGACTACAAAGAGTCAGAACTAACTGATGAGCAGAAAATGATGATAAACCATATAGCAGATTTAGATAAGAAAGTTGGAGCATCAGAGTTCAACTTAACACAACTGCGATTTGGTAGACAGGCATTCTTAGATGCTCTTCAGGTAGACTTGAATAAGGAGCCTGAAGAAGTTGAAACCGAATGAATTTAAAGTATTTGTAGGATTCATGATACTATTGCTGATCATTCTATGCATAGTATCTTTATTTACTGGATGTGACTCAGGCTGGAGTGTGTGTGGCTGGGAAGTTAAATAATGGTAAACCTGCTACCGCCAGAAGCTATCGGGGAACTGTCGTGGATGATAACATGGTTTTCTCCTTCAACATTAAATGGCTGGGACAGATTCTGGTTTTGTGTGGGATGTTGGTTTACGGTTATTGGAATATTCTCTCACGTATCGAAGCCCTTGAGGACGGGATGGCTACTTCGACTGCCCAGATCGGTGAATTGGTTGATAGACATATAATAGATGAACAACAGAGATATGCTAAGATGGAAGAAGAGCTGCAATGGTATCAAAAAGAATTAAACCTCAACCCATTAAGCTGGAGAAAGAAAAAGAAAAAGTAAAAGCCATGTCTTTTAGTGAGATCCTTTCTAGGATTAATCACTATGTAGAGAAACATACTAAATATGGAAAAAATTAATGGTAGATTTTTTAGCTGTTTACAGCGAGGCTGGGATGATCGGTGTAGTGGGGGCTATGTTCGTTTATCTTGTTATTTCTTTGAGTCAGAAGAGTGCAAAGCAACAAGAATCACTTGAAGATTTGCGTATTGAAAATAAAGGACAAAGCGAGACTTTAGAGAATATGGAAGGCATGATAATTAAACTGATAGACCGTTGGAATAAATCAGATGAAATAAGGGACAGACGGCATGAAGATATGGTTAAAGAAGTTAATGATCTGTCAGACGTTATGATGGAAGTCAAGGGAAGTGTGAGTAGGATAAATGGGCGTAAGTAATATAACAGTAGCTGAATACAGAAATCAAACCACTGCCCAGCTTGTAAAATTGGGAGAACGTCAGATTAGTATTTTTAAAAGCATCCAAAGAGTAGAGAAACATCTTGAAAAGCTTAATGGACAGGTAGAAGAGAACAAGACCAACTTGACCAAGATAAGTACAGTTGGTTCAATTGGTATACTTGTGATGCCTGTAATCGTATCAATAATAATGAGGTTAGTATAATGGAATGGTTAAACTGGTCTAATGCTGCGTATTTATTAGTAATCATCTTTGGTGCTTGGGGCACTATGGCTGCTACAAGATATCGCATTATTTTTAAAGAAATGAAAGAGGCAGCTAAAAAATATCATGAGGCTGCCAAGGATGGTAAAATTACCGCTAGTGAACAGCAAGCTATAGCAAAAGAGTGCATGGATGTACTATTAGCAGCTGTAAAACTTGTCTGGAAATTTTAGTGCCCAAGTTTGGCAAAACATCCAGAAGGCGTTTAAAGGGCGTTAATACTAAGCTTATTAATGTATTAAATGAGCTTATTAAGATTATGGATGTAACTATAATTGAAGGATTACGCACTGAAAAAAGGCAGCAGGAGCTACTCGAAAAGGGAGCAACAAAAGTTAAATATAGTAAGCACATGGAAGGCAAAGCCGTGGATGTTGCTCCGTATCCTATTGATTGGAATGATCGTGAAAGGTTTCATTATATGGGTGGTATGCTACGTGGTATAGGTCATGAAATGGGAGTAAAGATCCGCTGGGGTGGAGACTGGGATAGTGATGGAGAAATTAAAGATAACAATTTTGATGATTTAGTTCATGTGGAGTTAAGAGATTAATGTACGTAGGAGTCACATTTGAAAATCAAACATCGAGTGATTGTCTTTCCAGACATTCACTTTCCAAAAGAAGACAAGAAGGCATTTGCTTGTGCTTTAAATGTTATAAAGGTGGTAAAGCCTAATGCCTTTCTTTGTCTCGGTGATTTTGTGGAAGGCGATTCTGTTTCTCACTGGCAATGGAGAAGACGAAAACGTCCTCCTATCGAATATCAACTCCCTCTTATATGGGAAGAGATAACTGCAGTTAATGAAGGTTTAGACAAAATAGATGAAGTTCTTAAGAAAGTTAAATGCACTAAAAAGATCATGGTTCAAGGTAATCACGAGATCTGGTTTGACAATTTCGTGGAAGAGAACCCCTATATGCCTCACTTGCTCTCTAGGAGAGCTTTTAAGATAAGTGAACGTGGGTATGAGTGGCATGACTATGGTAAAGTATTTAAACTCTTGGGGAGTAAGCTCTACGTCTATCACGGAGGGCACTATGGCGGAATACATCATGCCCGAACCCATGCCTTACAGATGGGATGCAACATCATCTATGGGCACACTCATGACTGCCAGAAGTCAACCGTCCAGCATATTGACGGAGCACACATGGCACATTCAATGGGATGCTTAACGGATATGCAAAAAACATATTTAAAGGGTAGACCTACTAACTGGAGTCATAATGTTGGTATCATTGATATCTTTAGTAATAACAATTTTAATATTGTTGTATTGGATATTGTTGATGGAGTTACATCTTATGGAGGAAAGATCATAAGTGCCTAAACGCATTCATCAGATAAAAGATTTCAGTGGTGGATTAAATGAGCTTCAAGACGCTGCTGACATTAGGGATAACCAGTTATCTCATGTACAGAATCTTATGTTTAACATACATGGATCTATTGGTCCTGCATATTTAATGTCAGATACAACAGAAGCAGCACCATCAGGAAGTGGGAACTTATTAACTAGAGCTACTTATAGTAATCCTTATATAACATCTACGACTTCTGGAGAATCTGTACAGCCCGGTTATGGGCTTGGGTACTTTGAAGTAGACTGGGTTAGAGATCCAGTCACGGTATTAGTAGCAACAGCTGATCAGTCTGGCGGTTCTGAAGATGGATTTAAAGTATTAACCAGTCAAACTGAACTAAATTTAACTGTAAATGGTTCTGGAGTAAATTTATCAACTTCATTTGCAGTAGGCAGTCAAATATTATTAACCGCTCCAGCTTTCCCAGCTAATTCAATAGATCCTAATGGGCAAGGCATATATAAGGTTGTAGCACATAATGGCAACAATCTAATATTGGACAGATCAGTTGCTATTTCTTTGGAAACAGGACAAGTATACTGGGCTGCTACTGTTAAAGGCTTTGCATTTGGTGATAAGATCATACTAATGGCAAATCCCAAAGAGCATACAATTGATTCGTTCTCTTTTAATACTGGTTTTGGCGGTGTTGCTACAGTAGATGATACTACACCAACTCCATCTTCTGCATGGCAGGCAAGCCAAAGCCATACTTCTACAGCTCAAACCAGTACTGATGGTAGTGGCTCTAGTATATCGTGTAACATAGCTACTGATGGATCTGGAAATCCCACATTTACGATAGTAGATGGAGGTACTGGTTATGTAGTAGATGAAGAGATTACATTTACAGATCCCGGTAGTACAAGT